TTCTTTAATCTTGCACTGGCCAAACACTTCTATTGAAAATACGTCTGATTTGTACCCAGATGGCAGCCTGAATGCTTTGTTACTTTCAACCACCCGGGATATGACGATTTCATCCTGATTTTTACGCAATACGAAAGTAACGCTATTGGCTGGCGGATTGTCTGGAATTTTCTGTAACGATGTGGCGTGCAGGCCATTTTCATTAAATCCAAAAAAGTTAATGCCACCTTTAATATTACCGGTTAGCAATAATGCAGCGTTGGCAGCTTCTGCCGCATCGATTGCGGCTTGAATTGCAGCCTGAGTAGCTAAGTCTATGGCAGCATCAAATTCAATCTTTGCTGCTGCCATATTCACTGGTGCAGGTAATACAAAATCCTTGCTTCGCCATGAAGCGCTCAGTGGGTAGGTATCTGCGCTATCCCATGATTTAATACCACTTGCATCTGATACGAAAAGCTCACTGGTTGATTCATCGGCATATAACTCATGCACCTGTACATCTGCCGTAACCAACAAATCGCCATCTAGGATAAGCATAGAGTGTGAATTGTCCGTGCGCTGATAGCTGATATACAGCCGGCCGTATGCCGTAGCGCTTACCATGGATGCAGGATTTAGTGCTTGCCATTCGTCTTTAGTGTAAAAACGATCTGATAGCAGGCTGACACCAGACGAGCCGGCATAGACTAGACCATGTGCTGAAGCATAAACAAGGCCATCGCCGTATTCGATCATGCTGCGCTTTGATAGGCATGGATAAAGAGAGTTTATCTTTTCCATGGTCATAGATGCCGGGTCAACCCCGGATGCCATATAAGGGATTCCCTTAGTGCCAACGCCTATTTCGCTGCCAAACGTGCCTGCTGCAACAATGTCACTATCCGTACTCATTTGGTAGGCTACCGGCCAAGCATGCGGCTGGTATGGCTCCGACAAACAAAGAAGATTGCCTACAAACGCAATCACAGCGCCAGATGAGTGAACCTTAAACCCCTTCAACCCTACCGGCGGCTGTGCCCATCCACTTGATATAAGCTCGTCACCGAGAATATCAGCATCAGAGATATTGTCATTAAATGTTGCACCTACATCATCACTTACTAGCTGAATCGTACCTGTCAATCCAGTAGAACGGTAAAGGCGGCGCTTCATTCCCGCTATGTTGAGTGGAACTGTTCTTGTCCATGTGTCTGCCGTATCTGTTGCATTGTTATATGCGCCTGCTGGCGCAGCATCAACAGTGAATTTCATTGTCTTTGCAGTTAGGTTTGTAGCGGTAAGCGCCCATGTGCCATTAACATTGCTCACAGTAGTTACGCCAGCAATCGTGATCTCTTCACCAACTCTATTAAAATGCTGATCGTTGGTTGTAATCGTAACTTCATTGCCGCTGTACGCGATTGCGCTTATATCACCGGTATTGGTTGGCATGCTGCCAATATTGGTAACAGCCCAAGTATCATCAACCTTTCCAGTAATCAAATCTGAAACCGGAGCCGGGGCAGATTCTTCACCAAGAATTGAAAAATAGGTGAACGTATAAACTCTTGTAGTCGCTGCGCCAACACCGCCAGAAGGGGCAACGCTTACCTTCGCTATTGGTGCTGGGATCCCAAGCGCATATTCGGTTGTAGGGTAATCATTATCGCCACTGGATATGATCTGCGAGTAAGTGGCAATTTTTGGAATGCCATCACCTGACCAGACAAATCTAGGCTCAACATCGGACGATAAAGGAACGCGAACAGCATCAACGTCAATCGGCCATGATAACCAAGCATTTTGATCTAAGTACCATGCACGAAATATGGATAGCGCGGGTAAGGTTTTGTTGGGCGCATTAATCAGCTTTGGCACGCGCAAAGGCTTGATGTAGCCAGATTGCAGCTTTATATTGTTGGCAACCACCGCATTGCTGTCACCGATAAGCCGCTCACCAGTACGCGGAACGATACCGCCAAAAGGTGATATTTTGAGCATTACCATTACGGACTAACCTCATTGGTGCATTTATGGCTACTGCATACACCATCAATCCAGCCCCGTGCCAAGTTAAAATCTGCGGTAGTTACTGCGCACGCCTCTTCGACAACTGATAATCTAGTATCGGCTGTGTCAAGCTCTCGCCTGCAGCTGGTAAGTTGCTCGGGATCGCCGGAAGATTCGGCGCTGGGGTCGCTATTACCAGGGGCTGGTTGCAACAGCTGCAAATCACGGTAAGAAGAAAGCCTAAAATCAGCATTGGTTTTAATCGCATACAAATTACCTACTTTCTTTTTAAGTTGAGTTTTATCTACAGATAATGCGTCAATGATTGACTTGTGTTTATTGATTTCTAGCGCCACGGCATTTCGTGTATTGGCTTCTACAATCTGATTCTTTTGTGCTTGTAGTTCAGATTCCTGTTTCACCAGGGCGATATAATCTGTGAAATCCTGCTTTTCATTCTCATAGGCACTTTTGTAATGCCAGATAACTAACAACATGAGAACCACTAGCGCAATGCGCCAATTCTTGATAATAAATTTAAACAATAAATGTGCATTGCCTAGTAACCACATGCCAAATTTAATCATTGGTCTAACTCCACAAAATTCAACGGATCTAATCTGTTTGCAATACCTAAACCACACGCTTGCTTGGTGCGAATCTCAAAATGCAGATGGCCACCTTTTGAAATAGTGTCCATGCCAGCCGCATTGCCAGTGCTACCAGTTTTACCAATCCAACTGCCGGCATTAATCTTGTCGCCCACTTTTACAGCGACTTGACTTAGGTGCGCATAAAAAGCAAACAACGGTTTGCCTTCATATTCAAATTGATGTGTAACTGTGTAGCCGTAGCCGTCATGCCCCATGTTCACGCCAACAATAGTTCCGTCCGCAACTGCAAGCACCATGTCACCCTTGTTAGCCTGTAAATCAATGCCCTGGTGAGCGCGCTTAGAACCGTCTGCATTTTTACGCACCAACCCAAACTTGGCACTGTTTACGCTAATTAATCCTGCCGTGCGTAATTTACAAATTTTTAATGGTTTCATTACGCCCTGCTTTCTGAGTAAACCTTAAATACAAAACCCTGCAAAACTGAAATAGGCGCTGTCACTGCGGCAATAATCAAAGCCACATCTGCCCCTGGCTTATCTGTTTCAGTTGCAAATACTGCTGCCCAATGGAACGCTTCCCATGTCATCCAGACAGTTACATAAAGAACAAATGAGCGAACTGAAATGAAGTTCTTTGCGTCTGCCCACTTGATAAAGATCATTTATTTGTACCTCTGGGCACATATAAATCAGCTCTAACCCTCTCAATTTTGTTATCTACCTGATCAACCTTCACATCAACTTTATGGATGCTATCTTTTAGAGAGTTCATTTCAGTCTTGATAACTTCAACCGATATATACATAGCAAAGCCACCTGCAACTACTGACATAATGGCCGTTTCAACCAGGCGAATAGAAACAGGAGATTGAATTTTAGGATTACTTGAAATCAATCCAAGGAAAGGGATATAGCTAAGTAATGAGTGGCAATTCTGATCTGGCATGTTAAGTTTTTTCTAGTTGTTAACATGGCCAAAATATCTTAAATAATTGCATACACAATCAAGCGGGAACTAAAAAGCCCCGGTTAAGGGGCTTGAGGAATTTACTTTATTTTTCGTTTTTCAAAGTTAAGCATCAGCAGATCCTGCGGCGTGATTCGATTATGAAACTTGCTATCAAATGGCCTCTGGCCGCCTGCATTTAACGCCATAGCTGCCAACTCAGCACATGACCACTTGTCATCTTCTTGCCAGTTTCTATGCAGACCAATACCAATAACGCCTAGCCAGTCGTAGCGCTTGCCGATCTGAGATAGCGCAAAGTTCTTTGCATCATCCAATGATTGAACCGGCAACTCCATTACCAATGCTTTAGAGGCCATTGCCAGGCGGTCATCCATGTTATGCAGCACAACGCCATCAGGAGCAATTGCGCCTATCAGGAATTGATCATGCAGCACAATGTCAACGTGGCTGTACTCGCTCCATGTTACAAAGCGGATAAACCACGAACCGATGTGCCTACGCCTGGTGAAAAGTAATTTCATCATTGATAAACAGCAGGAAATCCAGCATCAACGTCATATGCCTGAACCTGTTCAACCGTAGTCAGCCCGTTAACCTCACCAATTTTGCTTTGAGCTGCTGAAAACAGCGCCCCTTGCTGCGTCAGTGCCGACTGCACAAACTGCTTTGCAATGCCAACAGTAAGGGATACATATTCACCGCTCAATGTTTTCCAAGGCGTAGCAATGATGGCTACATCATCTGCTGAGCCAGCCAAACTCATTTGATTAGCAATCCCATTTAACGCAAGCTGCTGAATCAGGCTTATCTCATTGGAGTGATACCAGTAATTGCCAATTTTATGGCCACCTGATAGCGTTAACTTATCGCGCTTGAGTTTAATTGCTTCGATGCGCTCAGATTTAAGGACATCAAGCGAAGGCTGCGCAGCCGCGATTTCTTCCTGAGTGAATGGAACCTCAGTTGTTTCACCTGTTAGCGCATTGGTGATTACGTGAACGTACTGTGCTGTCATCATTTAACTCCATAGACTTTAATTGAACCGTTATTGAATGTAGAGGATGTATCCCAGTCAAATACGATAGATGTGGTAGCTGTTGAATAGCCAGTATTACCTCCATTACCAGCACCAGACGCGACTCCTGTCGATAATTCTACAAAAGCTGCTTGATATTTTGCCGCTACTGAAGCCCCCACACTAATACCAATACCACCTATACGTAACACCCTAATTGCACCGGATGAGTTATTAACTCCATTCGCCACTATGAAAAGATGTTTATACCCAGCAAGCGTCAAACTAGATAATGTTTGAGTAGTTCCGCTCGTGGTTGTAAGCGTGCCAAGCAGTGTCATGCTTTCCGGATTGGGCGTTAATGCAAGAATCGCCTGCTTTATTCTGCTAGGTGACATAGAGCGCAAGGCTACTTCTGTGCCCGCTTCCATTTCGGCCTGCGAAGCTGATACTGTTGGAATATCAGCGTCATACGCTTGAACTGTTGTACCGATTGCACCGGCTCCAAGCTTTTCATTATCAAGCTCGTCTAGCGCGGCCTCTACGTCCGTTGCTGACAGCCCGGTATTTCCGCCATAACTGATTGCACTAGCTGCATGCGCCGCCGTAGCATCGCTAATGTGATCTGAAATTGCTGTGCTGGCTGAAGCCGGTGCATAAAGTGAATCAAAATAAGACTTGAGCGTAGCTTTGATGTTCGCCCATGTTACCTTCTTGAGTGCATTGGACGCAGCGCTATCAATAATGCCTAGCGTGTCAGCATTTACGGGCGTTGTTTTTTCGGTTGCTGCATCAATTGATTTTTCACGGGTATCAAGGTCAGTCTGCAACTCATTGATAGCGTCTTGTACGTTTGTTGCTGTCATGTTGCCAGATGGTGTATTGCTGATCGCAGATGCAGCGTGTGCGGCGGCGGAATCATCCACATGGTCAAACACTGTTTGAATCTCTGCTGCAGTCATGCGTAATTCAACGCTATCGCCTGCCGCCCATGCGCGCGCTGTCGTGCCTTCTTGAGCCCTGACAATCGTCATTGTATCGGAAGCGCCCGCGCGTACTGAAACCTTGACAATCTCACGATTACCGCTGGCATCTTCCAATGTAACCATTGTGTAATTAGACGCAGCAATAACAGGGAATCTGTCACCGTGCCCGGGTTGAACTGTGAGTGATGTCGCTACATTGGTAAGCCCCCCTGCCAATGTACTATAAGCGTTGTTCTTTGCTTGATACGTCATGTGTTATGCCCCTTGTGTGCCTTGTGGCGCACTTACTTTCCCGCCTAGTTTCTGAACAAATGCCTGATAATGCGAAACCGCGCGGCCAGAGTTGCTGTGTTCGTCATCGCGTGATTCAGAACGGTAAATAACGTAATCTGCCAAAGCAGGCGCTACACTTTCTGGCACTTCAGTTATTGCATCATTCAGTGTGTAGGTTTGTGGATTCCTGATGTAGATTACCTCCAATAATTGCATATCAGGCGCTTTCGGATAGATGTAGAAGCGCAGCGGATCACCGGAAAAGCGCGTCCAGTTTTGCGCGGGCGCAGCTGCATCACTAGCCCAATCCGGGTTAAATGCTGACATGGCAATTAAATCCATTGGCAACACCGCCTTGCCGTCTTTTATCCTAACTACCTGATCGATGGCCTGCGCATTAGAAAAGGTGATCGCCTGCTCAGTCTGGCCTTCCGTGCAACTAAAGTCGCCAGATGTTTTAAAATACTGCGGCGCAACAACCGAGCATTCTTTAAGGCCGTCATTCACATAGCCCAATAGGTCTATGTTACTAATGCGCAGAGATACCGTGTCTTGGTCGTTGTAAATGCTGCGTGCAATGTTAATAATGCTTTGCGGTGTCATCATGTAATCCTTTGCTATCTTTTGTTTACCTGCGATTGCGCCGGCCTTGCTGTTAAATTTGAATTGATATTGATTGGTACAACACTTGATGCCTGCTGCCTCGGAGTTAATCCGCCTGTAAAATCATTTTTTGTGACCAGGCTTAAATCCGGCCTATCCCTTATGCCGTAAATCCTTACAACAGATACCAGGGTGTTGTCATCCGCATTAATCGTGAAGTCTGCTACCAAAGGCAGAGCTGCATCACTTACCAGGCTATCGTCCTGCTGCCAAATGACTGCCTCGGCGGAGATCACCAATGCTGCATTTGCAGAAATCTGGTTATCGTCCTGGGTGATTGTTAAGATAGCCGTGTTTACATTGATGGCTTCTGAATCAAGGGCATCATCAGCTTGCGCATAAACCAAGCTTGCATGGATTGGGAGTGTCGCACTTGCATCTATTGCGTCATCTTGCTGGGTATATCCGTAACTGCCCGCTATTGGTAACACCGTTACAGCTGTTACCGTGTTGCCATCTTGAGTTACGGATAGCTCTGATTGAGTTAATACAGAGGCTGCTGATACAAGCGTGTTGTCATCTTGGGCAGTGGTTAGTGCCGCTTGAACACTAACTGCCGTTGTCACTGCTAGGGTATTGTCATCTTGCGTTATGCCTAAATCGGCGCGTATTACATCGCTGCCGCCGTTAATTGCAGCGGCGTTGTAAGCTCGGCTGTTATACGCCCATGACATTATCCACTAGCGCGTTATTACGCATTACCTGAGTTGATAGTGAAAGTGTTAACTGTGATCGACTGGCCAACGGCTGCATTGGTATTATCCACGGTCATATCACCGCCGCCACCGGTGATGGTTACTGACCCCTGCACATGACAAGCTGCAAGCCCTGAATCTTTAATGCGGAAATGCCCAATAACACCAGCCGCCGAAGCTGCAACAGTCCATGTGCCAGCCTTAACTTTAGATCCTGCTGATGCTGCTGCCATCCAATCACTAGGCAAGTTCATTTCAGCCAAAAGCGCACCGCTATCAGCTGCGGCGCAGTTGGCCGGCTTAACACCGCTCCAAAATTGAAGTTTAGGCGATACGCCTAGTGTTGCCTCAATCTGGTCTAGCTGGTTATTACGCAAGGTGGTTGAATATTGCATGCTTGGTTTTCCTTAAAATTGATGCATGGTTACGCGCAATGGCTTGGACCCGCCACCTTTTGCGTAACGCACGTTTTCTTTTGCAATTGCAGCGTCAAATACATTCTTGTAAATTGCGGCCTGCTGCAAGTTCGACCATGGCTGGCTCGCTTGCGTCATAAGAAATGATTTAGCGCCTGCGGCCACTTCCGAGTTATAGCGTTGATACAATTCATCTGGTAGCGTGATAGCGGCTTCTGCCGGCCTCGCCTTGATTGTCACCTGCAAGGTTTCAATTGCATTAGGCGTGCGGATGAGATGCAGCTTGCGGCCATTCAGAAAGTAGAAATAGGGCGTGCCTGTTTCCGTATCTTCTTCGCTTCTAAGCGCGTCATACTGTGATGACGGATCAAGTTCACGGCCTTCACTGCGTACAGAAATAACATCATCTGGCTCAGTATCGTCCATCATTAAAGCGGTCAAGTCATAACTTGGCGTATCTACTGCCGTGTTAAGCTGGATCACTTCCTGCATGATTTTTGTACGCTTGCAAAACTCAATTCCTGAACGCAAGACTGCGTCCAAGATTTGTATTTCTGGACACATTGGAACTTCTGGCCGCACGTACTTAGCAAAATTAGCCAATGTCGCCATGATTAAGCTTTAGCCTTTGCTTCTGCCACTACTGCCGCAAGCTTCTCGTTGCCGAACAAGTGAGGACTTTTAATCTTCAATGCTTTGGCTTCTGCAAGCAACGCATCACGGCTAAGCTCTTTCGTTTCAACTACTGGCTTTTGCTCTGTAGTTGTTGCGCTTTCTGTTTTCTGCGCTACCGGCTCAGCTTGCTTGTCGCCTTCCGCTGTTTGCGGCTTTTGGCCTTCATCTGCTGGCGCTGCGTCAGTAAGTTTTGGAGTACGCAAAAACTCAATTTGAGCATTTAGTTCTGCTTCGCGCTCTTCTTCGCTCTGCTCATTCCACTCGCTGACAGTCATGCCGCTATACTCAAAAGCGTGACGCACAATGTCGCCTAGTGGTAGCTCTATACCTTCGGCAATAGTTACTACTGCTGGCAATAATGAACTGCCGATTAGCCCGGAATTTTCTTGACTTGTCTTAACTTCTTCACCTTCCGGTACTCGGTAGCCATCTTTAATGCTAAGAAAGCGGTCAATGTGCGCTTGGATGTTTACTTCGCATAAATGGCGCGGCTCTGTTTCAGTCGCGTTAAAAAAGTAGGTCATATCACCTAGCTTTACCGTTGTGCCTTTTTTGCGTTTGATGATG